CGCTCGCGCGCACGGCCGCGAAAGTCATGATTCGGGAGAATGTCCGAGTTGCGCGTTGATCATGGTCTCAGATACGTCTGAGACGCAAGGTCGGAACGAAACGGACACTACCGGGAGTGACATAACGCAGAGTCACATCGGGCGGTGACCATGGCTCGCACCGGCCGCCCTCCCAAGCCGATCGAGATCAAGCGACGTACCGGCAACCCGGGCAAGCGCCCGCTCCCTGTCCTTGCCGAGGTCGTCGCTCTCCCTATGGCGGACGGCATCCCGGACCTGCCCGTCGACCTGCACGGCGCAGGCGCTGAGCTGTGGCGGCAGATCTGGCAGGACGGCCTGACCTGGATCTCCCCGAAGACCGATGCGGCGGCGGCGGAGGAAGCCTGCCGCATTGCGGATGACCTGGCGGTCGCCCGGCGCCGATACCGGGCCACGTCGGACCCGGCGGACGCCCGCGCACTCGCCACGATGGGCAAGCGGTTCGACGAGGCGCTGTCCGTCCTCGGCTTCAACCCGACCGCACGATCGCGGCTGGGTGTCGCGGAGGTGAAGCGTGCCTCCGCGCTCGACAAGCTCCTCGAACGCCGGCACGGCACCGGATGAAATCGCCGGCTGGCCGCCCCGCTGGCTGACCCCCGTACCCGCCGAGGACGTCGCCCGCGGCGACGGCGCGCTGCTCCTCGACTTCGGCGAGGCCGTGTGCCGGGTCGACAAGGACTCGCTCGCGGCCCAGGCCGGCGAGCTGCTCGTCTTCCGTCCCTGGCAGCGGCAACTGTTCGCGTACCTGCTCGCCCGGCGGGCGGACCTGCGGTACCGGCACCGGCAGGCCCTCATCGGGGTGGCCCGCAAGAACGGCAAGTCCGGCAAGGGCGCCTCCCTGGGCCTCGGCGGCCTCGTGCTCGGCCCGCAGGGCGGCGAGGTCTACTCCTGCGCCGCCGACAAGCAGCAGGCCAAGGTCGTGTTCGACACCGCCCGCCGCATGGTCAAGATGGACCCGGAACTCTCCGAGATCCTCAAGGTCTACCGGGACGTCATCGAGTTCACGAAGACCGGCTCGGTGTACCGGGCGCTGTCGGCGGAGGCGTACACCAAAGAGGGCCTCAACCCCCACATGGTCATCTTCGACGAGGTCCACGCCCAGCCGAACCGCGAGCTGTGGGACGTCATGTCCCTCGCGATGGGCGCCCGGGTCGACCCGCTCATGGTCGGCATCACCACCGCCGGCGTCCGCACCGACACCACCGGCCAGGACTCGCTCTGCTACACCCTGTACCAGTACGGGTGCCGGATCGCCTCCGGTGAACTGGTCGACCCGTCGTTCTTCATGGCCTGGTGGGAGCCGTTCCTGCGCGAGGCGGACCACCGCGACCCGGGCACGTGGCGGGAAGCGAACCCCGGCCTCGGCGACCTGGTCGACATCGAGGACCTCGCCACCGCGGTGCTGAAGACCCCGGAGAACGAGTTCCGGACCAAGCGCTGCAACCAGTGGGTGCCCACGCAGCAGGCATGGTTCCCGACCGGCCTGTGGGAGTCCCTGGCGCAGGCCCGCCCGGTGCCGGACGGCGCCGACGTCGTCCTCGCCTTCGACGGCTCGTTCAGTGGCGACTCGACCGGCCTGACGGTCCACGACATCGCCGACCTGCACATCGACGTCGTGGAGTGCTGGGAGAAGCCGCCGGACGCACATGACTGGCGGATGGATCCGGACGAGGTCGAGGCCGCGGTGCGGCATGCGTTCGTCCGCTGGAACGTCCGTCACTGCGTGTACGACCCGCGCATCTACCAGCAGATGTTCGAGCGGCTCGCCGCCGAGGGCTACGCCGTCGAGGCCATGCCGCAGGGCATCGCGATGATCCAGGCGTCCCAGCGCTTCTACGAGGCTGCCAAGGACCACAAGCTGAGCCACTCCGGCGACAAGCGGCTGGGCCGCCACGTCGGCAACGCGGTCATCAAGGCCACGCCGCAGGGTTGGCGGGTCCAGAAGGAAACCCCGAACAGTCCCCGGAAGATCGACCTCGCGATCTGTGCGGTGATGGGGCACGCCTACGCCTCGGCCATCGAGGAGCCGGCTCAACAGTTCTTCGCCTCGTGGCGTTAGGAGTCCCCGTGGTCGCCCTCGACGACATGCTGGTCCACGACATCACCGACCGGGCCCGGCAGATCCAGTTCAGCCGGGTCCTACTCACCGTCCTGGCCGGCACGTTCTACGCCCTGGGCTGGATCACTGCCCGGACGTTCGGCGTGGTCTGGCTTGCGCTGACCTGGTCCGCCGTGGCGGTCAAGCTGGGCTGGCAGGAGGGTCGCAAGACCGCACCGAAGAGCCGCTGACCTCGCCCCCGACCGCGCCCGCCCCGCCGCCGTTTGCCGGCACGTCAGCCGGAGGTGGGTGACTCGGTGGGCCTGCTCGACCGAATCGCCGCCGCCCGCGGCATGGAGACCCGGTACTCCATCGACTCGTACATCACCGACTACCTGATGCCGACGCAGTTCGGGTACAACGGCAACCAGTACCAGGCCGGCGGGTACAACCTGGTCCAGACCCTCGCCGGGAACCGGGCATCGGAGATCGTCAGCACCCTGCCCGGGTACATGGCCGCGCTGCGTAACTGTCCACCGGCGTTCGCGGCGCAGAACGTCCGGGCGATGGTCCTGTCCCAGGCGAGGTTCACGTTCCGTAACCTCCCCAGCCGCTCGAACCCGCGCAAGCAGTTCGGCACCCGCGAACTGGGCATCCTGGAGAAGCCCTGGACGAACGCGACCACCGGCGAGCTGATCGCCCGGATGGAATGGCACGCCGGCCTCGCCGGCAACGCCTACGTGCTCCGCCAGGCCCAGCGGCTGCGGGTGCTGCGCCCGGACTGGGTCGCGATCCTCTACGGCAGCCAGCAGGAGCCCGAGGACGCCGTCCACGCCCTCGACGGCGAGGTGCTCGGGTACGTCTACCAGAACGGCGGCCTGTACTCGTCGGGGAACCGGCCGATGACGCTGCTGCCGGCGGACGTGGCGCACTGGTCGCCGATCCCGAACGCCGAGTCCGGCGGCATCGGCGAGTCGTGGATCACCCCGGCGATCCGGGACATGCAGGGCGACCGGATGGCCGCCGAGCACAAGATCCGCTACTTCGAGAACGGTGCCACACCGAACCTCGTCGTGAAGGGCATCCCGGCCGCCACGAAGGACCAGTTCGACGCCCTCGTCGAGATGATGGAGTCCACGCACACCGGCATCGCCAACGCGTACAAGACGCTGTACCTGACCGCAGGTGCGGACGCCTCCGTGGTCGGCAGCAACCTCGCCGAGCTGGACCTCAAGGGCGTCCAAGGCGCCAACGAGACCCGCATAGCGTTCCTGAGCAGGGTCCACCCGGTCATCCTCGGCATCGCCGAAGGGCTTTCCGGTTCGGCGCTGAACGCCGGCAACTTCGGCATGGCACGGCGGATCTGGGCAGACACCTGGATCTACCCGACCCTCCAGGACCTCGTCGCCTCGCTCGGCACGATCATCAAGATCCCCGACGGTGCCGAGCTCTGGTACGACACCGCCGACATGCCGATCATGCGCGAGGACGCCAAGGACGCCGCCGACATCGCGAAGATCAACGCCTCGACGATCACCCAGTACGTCCGCGAGGGCTACACACCCGACTCCGCCGTGGCGGCGACCGTCGGCCAGGACCCCGGCCTGCTCAAGCACACCGGCTCCCTGTCGGTGCAGCTCCAGCCCCCGGGCTCCGGGGCGCCGGACCCGGAGCTCAAGAAGGCCACCGACGAAGCGGAGCTGGTCGGCCAGCAGATGCAGGCCGTGTCCACCGGCATCTCCTCGGGCGCGTTCGACCCGGCGTCCGTCGTCAAGGCCGTCGAGACCGGCGACCTGGCCCAGCTCAAGCCCGCGCCGCAGCAACCCGGCGGCGGGGCAGGTGCTCCCGGGGACCTCGCGGACCTCGACTGGGGTCTGTTCGGCGGCGACTCGGACACCGAGGAGCAGGCGGCGCCAGTGGCCGCGTAGGAGGCGGCCGTGGCATGGAACCCGGCGCTGCACCCACGCGGCCCGAACGGCCGGTTCACCCGCTCCTACGCCCGGCACATGTCCAGCCTCGACGCCCAGAAAGCCACGAAGGCCAAGGCCGGCTTCAAGGCCCGCGTACTGAAGGGCGCCGACGACGCCCGCAAATACCTGCAAGGGCTCAGCGGCGTCAAGAGCGGCAAGAGCAGCGGCGGAATCAAGCAGCACTTCGCCTCCGGCGCCCTCGGCCGGGCCAACGAATCGCTACGCGCCGGGAAGTCCGGGCCCGAGGTTCAGGTCATCGACAAGGAGATGAAGCCCCTCCCGGACGGGCTGGACCTGTACCGGTCGGTGCCGATGAAGAAGTTCGGCAACGCCGACCCCGCAAGCCTCAAGGGATTCGTCGTCAGCGACGCCGGCTACTTCCCGACCACCGTCGCGCCCACGAAACCGGTACCGGGCAACGTGCAGCTGCACATCCAGGCCCCCGCCGGCACCCCCGCCGCCGTGGACCCGGACTCCGGGCAGGTCGTCCTCGGCCACGGCGCCCAGCTCGCCGTGGACTCCGTGGACGTCACCCCGGACGGCTCAGCCCGGATGGACCTCGTCGTCCTGCCCGACGCCGGCGACAACGCGCCCGGCGCCCCTGGCGCGCCGACAGCCAATCCGGACGCACCTTCGGACGCCCCGGAGCCACCGGTAACCAGCCCGCCGACACCGGCAGCCGAGTCGCCCACCGTCACCCCGCCGGCCAGCTTCGACCAGCGGCTGGCCGATGCCCGATCCGGAGATGATGCGCTCGCCTCGGCGCCGGCCAACATGCTCAACCCGGACTCCGGCCTAACCCCCGAGCAGTTCGAAGCGGTCGACGACTACCGCGACATCTTCTACACCGGCGTCAACGGGGCCCTCCGCGGCGGGCCGAGCGATGACGAGATCCAGCAGCGCATCGACCATCTCGACGCCGCCATGGCGGCCTCACCGCTCACCTCGGACATCGTCACCTACCGAGGCGTCATGAACGCGTCGCACATGTTCGGCGATCGCCTCAACGGCGACCTGACCGGCATGGAGTGGGACGAGCAGGCATTCTCGTCGACCTCCACCGACCGCAACATGGCCGACGAGTTCGCCACGGGATCCAGCGACACCTCCCGCGCGGTGGTCATGCGGGTCCTCGTCCCTGCCGGCACCGGTGGCATCACACTGTCCGACTCCGACCAGGAAGCGGTCGGCTACTACCCGGAGTCTGAGATCCTGCTCCAGCGTGGCCTGCGCATGCGGGTCGTCGCGGACAACGGGGGAACCCCCCGGCAGATCGACGTCGAGGTGGTCCCCATTGACCAGCCGTAAGCCACGCAAGGCGACCAGTGCCCGCGGGCGCCAGGCTGGCGACTACGCGCCGCCGATCGTGGTCGAGCCGCCCGGCGGGCCGGTTCCGGCAGCCGACGACGAGGCGAAGGGCGCACCCGAGGAGGACTGACCTCCGATGGGCGACTACGACCTGCTCCTGTTCCTGCGCGCCGAGCGGGAACGCAAGGACGAGGACTTCCTTCACCGCTACTGGACGAAGGACCCGCGCGGGCTGAACAAATGGGTCAAGGCGGCCAAGCCGTGGACCACGCTGGTCGGGCACCTGGCCCCGAAGGTAGGGCTTGCCGCGGCGAAGAAGTACGCGTCGCGCTGGTTCATCGAGATCTTCGGTTACGCCGCAGGCAGCGACAAGAATCGCGTGGCCCACGGCAAGCCGCCCCGCGGCAAGAAGGTCGGCCCCGGCTGACCACCTGAACCCCGACGGGCAGGTGGGCCCGTGGGCATCCTCGACTGGTTCGAAGAGGACGAGCACCCCCGCGCCCCGAAGGGCTCGCCCGGCGGCGGCAAGTTCGCCAAGAAGGGCGCTGGCGGCGGCTCAGGCGGCGGGGGAGGTGGCGGGTCCGGCAAGGCCAAGAACACCGCAGCTCTTGCCTACGACCCGAAGTCCAAGACCGGCACCGGCTACAACACCCCCGGCGGCGACAAGCGGGTCAAGGCCCTCCAGTCCGTCCTCAACCGCCTCGGCATCACCGACGGTGACGGCAAGCCGCTGAAGCTCGACGGGAAGCTCGGCCCGAAAACCGACGCCGCGGTCAAGAAACTCCAGCAGCGCCTCGGGCTCAAGCCCGACGGCCGTGTCACCCCAGCCCTGCTCGCCAAGCTTGCCGCCACCAAGGCGCTCCCGAAAAGAGGTGCCGCGGTGGATCTCTGCGTGCGCTCGTACGACTTCGAGTTCCGTGGCGAATCCGGCGACGGGCGGACCCTGGAGGGCTACGCCGCCGTCTTCAACACCCCGACCCGGATCCGGGACACCCTCGGCGAGTTCGACGAGGTCATCCTCCCCGGCGCGTTCAGCCGCTCCCTCGGCGCCCGGACCCCGGTACTGCAGTGGGACCACGGCCGCGACCCGGCGGTGGGCACCGCCCCGATCGGCGACATCCAGGACCTCCGCGAGGACGATCACGGGCTGTTCGTCCGCGCCCGCCTCTACGACCACCCGTCGACCGGCCGGGTCCGGATGGCCATCGCCGGCCAGTCCGTCAAGGGCATGTCGTTCCGGTTCGGGGTGCCGGATAAGGGCGACACCTGGTCCAAGCGCACGGATCAGCCGGACCTGCGGGAGATCCGCGACGCCGACGTCCACGAACTCGGACCCGTCGTCTTCCCCGCCTACACGGACACCACCGTTGCCGTCCGGTCCTTCCTGGACCTGCTCACCCCCGACGAACGACGGACCTTCCTCCACGACCTGGCCGCTGAACTCCGCGGCGCCGTGGACCTCTCAGACCTCGTCGGGCAACCCGCGCCGGAGCGCGCGGATGGCGACGAACGCGGCCCGGAGCCCAGTAGTGGCGAAGCGCCGGCACTTCACAACCTCCGACTGCGCCTCGATGAAGGCGCCCTGAGAATCAGAGGAATTCTCACGTGAGCGACAACATCCTGCCGGAACTCCGCAACGCCCGGGTGGACGCCACCGACGCCGACCTGTCCGAAGCCCTCCGCGGCAAGACCCCCGACGACCTCCAGGCATTCCTGGAAATCCTCGACGCGCACCTGCGCTCGATCCACCAGGACGAGATGTCCGGCGAACTCCGCGACAAGAGCGACGCCGAGCGCGTCGCGTTCGACTACGGCCTGCGCCTGCGCGACCTGGCGCTCAAGAAGATCGACGAGCACCGCGAGGTGCAGAAGGTCTTCAGCCGCAGGCCGAAGTCGGTCGAGGCGGCCATGCTCAACCTCGGCGGCACCCGGGACCGCAACGACCCCTACGGTGACATCCGCCGCATGCCGGTCCCCGAGGCCCGCGACCGGGCGCTGCGAATCCTCGACGACCGCAACTCGGCCGCGCACCTGAGCGCCGAGGAGAAGGACACCGTCGAGCGGCAGGTCCGCGTCTCGACCGACATCGCCCGCCGGATCCTCGTCACCGAGCACGAGGCGTACCGGGACGCGTGGCTGAAGATGGTCACCCGCCCCAACGGCGCGATGTACCTCACCGAGGACGAGCGCCGCGCGATGATGGCGTTCGACGAATACCGGACAATGTCCGAGGGAACGACCACCGCGGGTGGGTTTGGGATCCCGGTCAAGTTGGCCGCCTAGCACGGCGACGTGCTAGTGAAAAACCCGAGAATTGCTGGAACATCCCGATAGACGTCCGCACCACAGCGTGAGGCGAAAGCCTGAGCGCGACGGTTCGAGAAGCGGCCGGTAGGGACAATCAGCAGCCGAGCCCGCCTGGGGGATCCCCCGACGGGAAGGTTCAACGACCATGTACGGGTTATCTCATTCAATCGAGATAAAGATATGGTCTGAGCTTCACGGAGACGTGAAGAGGTCGGCAGAAATGACCGGCCCGCCCGGCGCGCTCCGCCCGGGTAGTAACAACACTGCTTCATCGATCCCAGCATCATCCTCACCGCCCAGGGCAGCGGGAACCCCTTCCTGCAGATCGCCCGCCAGGTCGACGTCAACACCAACGCCTGGAAGGGTGTCTCCTCGGCCGGCGTGTCGTGGTCGTTCGACACCGAGGGCGTCGAGGTCAGCGACGACAGCCCAACCCTGGCCCAGCCCGTCGTCAACGTCTACATGGCCCGCGGCCTCATCCCGTACACCATCGAGGTCGGCCAGGACTACCCGTCGTTCGCGGCGGAAATGTCCACGCTCCTCGCCGAGGGCTACGACGAGCTGCTCGTCGACAAGTTCACCCGCGGCACCGGCACCGGCGAGCCGCAGGGCATCCTCACCGTGCTGTCGGCCACGGCCGGCGCGCGGGTCGCGGTGCAGACCTCCGGCGTGAACTTCGGCGCCAACGACCCGTACGCCGTCTGGAAGGCGCTCGGCCAGCGGTTCCGCCGGAAGGCGAGCTGGATGATGTCGGTCGACGTGAACAACAAGATCCGCCAGATCGGCACGGCGAACGTGTTCCA